CCCACTCCCTTGAATATGCCAGTCTGCACTCGATACATTGCCCGCATTTCAGCTGGCCATGTGTCGGATGAGACCAAAGAGAAGTACACACAATACCTTAGAAACGGATACCACCACGCATTGGGGCAGTAACAATGTTAGCTAATTGCGTCCGACCGACATGATGTCTAAAAGTCTTAGCAGAACTGTGTTTATTTACAGGTGAACGGTACAATGGTTTCATGTTTATCTCCTAAGGAAATTGGTGTCAATGGGCACAGTTACATCAAGTAACGAACTGTGCCCTACTATATCAGCTTTCCGACTTAGACGTCGGTTCCGCAGCTGAATCTTTCGATTCAGCAACGGCTGATGGAATAGCCAAACCCAAGCGAATCGCCTCTTCAGTATTTTCTGGATTAGCAAAAAACTCGAGGAACTCTTGGGGGCTATTATTAAAGCGAGCACGCACTTTGGCGTCCATACGCATAAAATTCTCGTCCGCTTGACGGACAGCGTTCATTGCGCTTTGGAAATCAAAGACGCCCTCATAATCAACATATTGAGGCATAGAAGCTGGTGTAGGTAAAACACCAGACTTCATAAAACGATCAACAATCGTATTAATATCGGCTTCCTCTTTAAACTGCTGTTGCGTTAAAGAAGGATCCTCACACTTAAGACCATTCTGGTCACTAGCAAGATCCATATCATAATTGTACGCAGAACGACAAAAAACGGTTTTCATTTTCATTTCCTTTAAAAAATAACGAGACATTAACGGCGAATCAAAGAACGAAGCAAATCTATTAAAGGCTTAAATTGGTTGTATTCACGACCAAAATTACCAGCTCCTTTAGCTGCTTCTGCATCATAAGCGCGCAATTGCGCTTCAAACTTATTAATCTGTTCTTGATAAAAACCAGAATTAGTAAGTTGTTCAAAATTCCTAATCTGAGAAGACATTACATCAATATTCTTTCGAATTTGATTACCTACATCAGTTAAATTCAAACCTTGTTTAACAAGGTTTTGATATTCAACGCGTAGGTTATCAATGACAGCTTTCGCTTTGTCATTTTCAGTCTTTAGATTATTAATCTGCTGATTAGTAAGCTCAGTCTGTGAGCCTGTCAAGTATTCAGTCTGGGCACCCGTCTGCTTAGCAGTAGCTTGAGTAGAACGAATAGTAGAAGGAATTTGCGCAGAAGTAGCAGCTTGCGCTGCCCCAGAAACAGGCGAAGAATAAGTGGCCATAGCTCCAGCTGGAGTGGAAGCACCACCACCTTTCATATACGCAAGCATAGGATTTAAACCAGCAGATTCCATGTCCTTAACTTGCCTTTGATAAGCAGTATTAGACATTCTCTCCTGAAAATCCATTTGAGCTTGCGCATTAGCTTGATTAGCAGTATTAGTATCTTGTTGACCAAGATAACCCAACCCCCCAACGAGGAGGGTTGCAGCAGCAGCATCATCAATACCAAACATATTAGAAATGATCGATTAAGCCTGGCACAGAGTACATAGGCATAGGACGAGCAGCGTTAATATTAAAAAACGCATCTAACAACAATTGCTGACCATTAGCAGATGAACCAACTGCTAAATTACGAGCAAGAGGCGGAGTATCTTGAATAAAAGTACTGTTCAAAGTAGGGAGACTAGTAAATTTCTGCGAATAATGCCAAGGGTCAATAGTCCCCGAACTAGTGGACTTAAACAAACCAGTAATCTGCGATGGGTTGTAACGATACTCAGCCCATCTCTCTTGATAACCAAATACGTTGGAGTCATTAGAAGAACCGTCACAGAAAATCTCCTTATTCAAAACAGCTTGCTCGCCTAATGTAGCAAATGCAGGGAAGTAAAAATCATAACGAGTAGAACGAGACCAAAACTTACGCAAACCTTGTTGGTAAGTAAGATCGGCTCGGACAGACACAAGACCAATAACATGACCATGCTCAACAAAGGACTGAGTAAAACCATGGCCATTAGCCATGTAAGTACCAAAAGCAGCCAAATTACCTTGAGGAGTAGTAGTACCAGATGCACCAGTACCTCCAGTTTGAGCAATAGGAGAAATATTGATTAAAGTAGAACCACCTCCCAAATATTCGGGACGTTGGAGCCTAGCATCAGGGCTACGGACGCCAAAATGCGCCGTAATAATCTCTGTATAACGCGTTCCGCCCCGAGCATCTCGCTCCAAAAGTTTTTGAATCTGAAAACTTTGACGAAGCTGATTAATTGTCGCAGCTGTAGCTTGTGACAAATCAGCATATAAGCCTTGATTGCCATAATAAACACCATTAGGTGAAGGAGTAGCACCATCATAAGCAATATAATTATTGCCACCATTAAAATATAAAGTAGTACCACCAGTACCATTTGAATTTTTAGTTAATAAAAAACGATTACCATCGGACTTAACAGGAGCAGTAGTACCTAAAGGTAAAGTAACTGCATTACCGCCCTTTTGAGGCCAAGGAAGTGCGGAAGTAAAATAATCATGTCGTTTACCACGACGTAACAATACATAATTAGAATAAGGAGAAGAATCAGGACCATCTCCTTTATCAACCGTAACAGAATTTTGCAAATTCTGATCACGGAACCACTGGTTATAAATAAGGTTGTAAGCCCTTATAGGCAACGCAGAATGTGAAACCGTATTACCAGAGCCAACTTGCCCGACAGTTGGCAACCCAAAATAGTCTTGCAACGAACCAACTGCATAGCCTCCAGCTGGGGAAACTTGTTGAGGAATAGAGTAGGAAATAGAATCGGAAGGATTATCCTGTTCCCCCATAAACTTAACCCAATTGTTCCAGACCAAACGATTAGGAACAAAGAAAAAGAACGAGTCCAAATAGAGGTTATCCATAACTGGGAAAAGAGGGGTCGCGAGACGACCGAACATAGTGACATTAACATTGAACGTATCACCGGGCAATACCTCCTCACACATAATAGGAACCAAATAACCACTATCAAAAGTGGTTTTTAACGTTTTCTGCATAGAAAACTTAGAACGCGGAATATCCGCTTTAGGCACCATAGCAAAATTATGGGCACTAGCTGACTGATTATGAAACATCAAAAACTCCTAATAAAAAAAAGCACCCCCGAAGGGGTGCAAGGGTCAAACAGAATCAGACTTAATCACGTCCTTAGCACGGACGAGAACTGTTGGGGAACCTTCACGAATAAATGCGCCGTTTGAATCATCAAACTGTCCCAACAAATACAAATCGAAATCATCAGGATGCTTATTCAGTGGATTATCACCACTTACACGATTAACCTCGTCAGTAAAGTCGCGCACAGCGACATTACGATGAGGAACAAAAAACGGGCGGTTAAACACTTCAGCAGCCCTATCTTTTACACAAACAACAAATTGCAACATTTTCTTGACCTTTATAAAATACGTTTTGATTGACTAACACGAGATTCGCTAACTAATCGTCTGGCGATCTTACGAACTGGCTGATTCTCATACATCTTCATCTCAGCATCTAAATCAGACCTAACGGATTGCCGAAACTGCATATCCAAACTTAAATCATGACCTAACTCCTTTAAAAGATTTTTGTAATACCTAGGGACTGGCGCCCTAGAACCCTGACTCGTGATAACACTTCCAGTCGGGAAAACATCCGACATAAAGTAATCACGAAACCAACCTTTACTAATACCCTTCGACATTATCATAAACTCAGGATTGGGAAAGATTAACTCTCCAGTCTCTTTGTCTTGATGTAATGGGAGTGGCATTAGTTTGTCCGAAGCCTTAATTTTCTTGAGTATATACCTAGCGATATAAGCTGCGCTCTCAAAATTTAATTCTCCTATTAGGTGATTCCCTATGGGGAAACCGTTGGCGTCTGCCCAATGTTTAGCAACACTAGGAGATATGAAAGTCCTGTCGCCATTAGCACTACGACCAAAAAGCACACGATCAGAATTAAAGTCCATTCCAAACAACGCAATATGAAAGTGAGGACGTCGGGTTTTTTCTCCATACTCGCCAGAAGCTACGTACTTGAATTTCATGCCTGCTTTACGCATGCGTTTGAAAAACCGCTGTAGATCGTCCTTCCATAATTGTCCATGTTCAGGTAGATGATCATCATCATACGTGAGGTTTAGCATACAGGACTCTTCGTGCATCATCTGTTCGTGGGTAATTCTTATCGCCCACTCCCTTGAATATGCAAGTCTGCAC